ACCAGAAGCAAAAAGACTTATTCTCTTGCTTAACTGGAGCATTTGGTTCTATCAACGCAAACGACAGCAACTCTGCTTTATTTGCTTTGACAATTGATTCAGAATCAGGTGACTCTCCAACAACATTAAGTCCAAGACACGTTGCAAAAGCACAGTCTTTACTTGGTGATCAAGGTCAGAAGTTAACTGCTGTTGCGATGCACTCTAAGGTTTTCTATGACCTAGTAGAGCGTAATGCAATAGATAGAATCTATGACAACACTGGCGCACCTGATACAGGAGCAGCTTCAGGTAGCACAACAAGAGCATTTGATGGCCCTACTACTGTTAATACCTTTATGGGTCTTAACGTAATTGTTTCTGATGATGTTCCAACAACAGGATCTGGTTCTTCTACTGAATATTCAACATTCTTCTTTACACAAGGAGCAGTTGTTACAGGTGAGCAAGCACCAATCAGAACTCAAACAGATAGAGACATCCTTGCTTTAGAAGAAGCAATGGCTGTTGACCTTCATTACATCTACCATCCAGTAGGTTTGAAGTATGCAGTATCTACTGTTAACCCAACTCGTAGCGTATTAGAGACAGTTGCCTCTTGGTCGAAAGTTTACGAGACAAAGAACATCGGAATTGTCCGTGCTACTAACGTAAGTAACCAAGATTAATCATGGCTTCATTATTTGACGTAACAGCAGGGTTACTTATAGGCCCTACAAATGGTGGTTCTGTAACTCAGGCTACTAACAAATCAACAGGTGTAACTCTTAACACTGAGAGTGGACTAATCACAATGAACAACGCTGCATTAGCTGATGCTGCTGAAGTATCTTTTACAGTTACAAATAGCAAAGTTTCAGCGACTGATGCTCCTTATGCACTTCACTCATCAGGTGGAACTGCAGGTGCATATTTAGTCAATGTTAATAGTGTGGCTGCTGGATCATTCAAGATCACAGTTTCTAACGTATCAGGTGGATCTTTAAGTGAAGCAATTGTCATTACTTTTGTTGCAAATAAAGGAGCATCTAGCTAAATGGGAATGTACGCTTTTAGGCGTATGAGAGCGAGGAATGAGGCTGCTGTAAAGGCAGCTTCATTAACTCCAACTCTTGAAAAGCCAAAACCAAAACCAAAGCCCAAAAAGGTAAAACTAAATGGCGATAACTCTTGATGCTACTGTTGGCGGTGCTAACGCAAACACTTATATAGGTCTTTCTGATGCAAATTCTTTTATTGAGGGTTTAGTCCTCAGTGATGACGCTGCTGCATGGGATGGGTCAAGCAACGACAATAAAAATCGTGCATTGTTTACGGCTGCACAAAGGATTGACAGAGAGAAGTTTTTGGGGGCTAGGGTAGATGATACCCAAGCACTTGAATGGCCAAGATCAGGAGTAAGAAAACCTGACACTTATACCAACCTTTATGGCTTATCTTTTCCAAATAGATTAGTAGCTGATTATTATACTGATACTGAAATCCCAGATCGTGTAAAACACGCACAGGTTATCTTGGCTGTTTATCTTAATAACAATAGGAACGGGTTAGAGTTAAGTGGTCTGGAAGATTTTGCAACAGTAAGTATTGGTAATATAAACGTAACTCCAAACTTTTATGGGGCAGTTGGTATTGATCGTATTCCACCTATAGTTGATCATTACCTGATGGGTATTAGAATAGGTGGAAGAGCAAACTTATCAATCAAGAGGTCTTAACAATGGGCTACGGCTATCAATACCCAGCAGGGTTAATTATTACAGATACAAATGCCCATACTGGCAGATTCGGTAAGGTGCATTGCTTATCAAATGCAGAGGTAACTTTAGTTGCTGAGAACTTAACAGAAAATGGCTCTGCAACAATTAATGGAATTGAGATGAAGTCATCTTCAGAAATTGAAGGTGTTATCACAAGTATCACTCTTGCAAGTGGACAGGTCATAGCTTATTCATTATGAGTCTTGCCAACGCACTAAAAAAGGCAGCATCAAAAACTCTGAGCAAACTTGGAGGTGATGTGACTATCAGACAGGTAACGGCTGGCAGTTATAACACAACCACTGGAGCTATTACAGAATCTACATCTGATACTACCGTCAAAGGTGCGTTAACAAATGTAAACAGATCTGAGGTAAATGATCTGATTGAATCTCAGGATAAAAGGTTAACAATATCAGCAGGGGATTTGACCTTTGTACCAACAACAAAAGATAGGGTTGTTATAAGCAGTGTTGAATTTAAAATTATTCAAGTTGTAACGAATGAACAAAATAATACAGCAATAAGTTTTGATCTTATCTTGAGGTAACTATGGCAAGAGAAATAAACTTAACTGACATCGGAGATCATTTCGGTGAAAAAGTTCAAAAGACTGTGCGTAAAGCAACTTTCAAAGCAGAAAAAGATATAAAAGAATTTACACCAGTTGATACTGGTAATTTAAGAAATTCATGGCAAAGTGAAGTCCAAGCTTATCATGGGGAAGTTTTTACAAACGTGGAATATGCTGAACCTGTTGCTTATGGAACTAACTTACCTCCAAGTTGGGGTGGTCAATACAGAACAAGACAGCAGACAATTAAAGGTTATCCAGAGCTTATTGCAAAGCAACTGGAACAATTTATTGCAGATGAATTTAGGAGGGCATAATGGCAGCAGTTGATTTAAATACCATCAGATCCACAATTGAGGCGAGACTAGCGACAGAACTTGCGTCAAGTCCAGCTATTCCTGTTGTATTTAACAATATGGCGTTTGATTCCACAACAGAAGATACGTTTGTTCAATGTCAAACAAGTTTTGGTTCTGGTAGTTATTTAACAATGGGAGGGTCTGCTGATTCTACAAATAGTGTTGTTGGATTAATACTTTTAAATATTTTTACAGAAGAAGGTATTGGAGCAGGGTCTAATTACACAATTGGCAAAAGGTTGCGTGACCTCTACAATAATATTACAGTTTCAAATGTTATTTTTGATTCACCTGTTGGCCCTGAAGTATTAACATCAAGTCCAGAAGGTAAATTCCAAACACAAATCAGAATAACCTTTGAAATATATGAGGATCTCTAATGGAAATAACAGAGGGAATGCTTGACGCTATTGAAGCTGTCAAAGGTAGGCGTGACCCTGCTTATTGGGATGGTCGTTGCAGACGATATATGGAAAAGCAAGAAAATTTAAAAAAAGATGTGAAAAAACCTAAAAAAGGTTAATATAAAATAAATACTTTCTTTTGTTATGGCTATTAAGGGTGATGTTGGAAAAATCATGTTTGAAAACGCTGGCGGTACTGAAGCTGACGTTGGACAAACAAGATCTTGGTCTTTGTCTATTACTAAAGACACAATGGAGACAACAAAACAAGGCGATACATTTAAAACAAATATTGGCGGTTTAATAGCGGGTGAAGGTTCAGCAGAACTTTTATATGCCCCTAGTGAAACTGGAGCGGGATACACAACATTTATTGATGATGTGTTAACCACAGGTGATAATGCTGACGCACTATTTGAATTGTTTCCTGATTCAGCAACTTCAGCAAAGAAAATTAGTTTTGCAGGGATTATTACCAGTGCAGAATATGGTGCAACACTTGGTGAAGTTCAAGTAATTAACATCAGCTTTATTACAAGCGGTACTATTACTTCAGCTATATAGTACATTTTAAATAACTAACCCCGCACAAACATGGCAGCAAAAAGAAACGTAGATCTCATCACTGAGGCTTTCAGTGATGTAATGACTGCAAGAAGAAAGTATGAGTTAAAAAAGCCAAATGGTGAACTATTGAAAGAGTTATATTTTCCACCACTTACAAGACACGACAGAATACAAGCACAAAATTCAGCAGGTACTGATGAGGCTTTAGCAATATCAACTAAACTTCTTTGTCAGCTTGCAGAAAATGAAGATGGTACAAAAGCTTTTGCTGCTGCTGATGCTGAAAACCTAAAAAGGTTTTTACCAGAGACTGTATTAAATGAACTTGAATTATTCATGATGGATATTCAAACTAATCTAGATACAGCAAAAAACGAATAAGGCGAGATAATTGGCTTAATTTTGAATTTTTTCTCGCAACAGAACTTGGTAAGACATTAGTTGAATTAAGAAAGGCTGTGACAGAAGAAGAGCTTATTTATTGGGCTGCATATTATGAACTTAAAACCGAAAGGCATGAAAAAGAAATGCAGCGACAAAAGGCCAAATCAAGGTAATATATAATAAAGGTTATTTGTATTTGTGGCACAATCAACAGTCAAATTAATAGTTGATGCTCAAAATGCAATTAGACCATTGCAACGTGTAAATGAACAGACAAAAGCTTTAAGTAGTAGTACAGATAAATTAAAAGGAAGATTAAATAGATCAAATCAGTCATTAAGAGACACTGGAAGAGCAGCAAAAACAGCTAGTGCTGGCGTTGGAACTTTAGTAGGAGCATTAAAACCACTTCTCGCAGCTTTAGCTGTTGTTGGTACAGCAAGATTTATATTTTTTAAAACAGCCGAGTTAGAAACCCAAAGAGCAAGTTTAAAAAAGTTAACTGACTCAGCAGAAAAAACAAATGAAATAATACAGGAATTACAAGATTTTGGTGCTGTAACACCTTTTACAAGTAGTGAATTAATAGAACAAACAAAAAGACTTAAAGCTTTTGGTTTTGCAACTGAAGAATTAGTTGATACAACAAAAAGGTTATCTGATATTGCAGGTGCTACTGGTGCTGACCTTACAGGTATTGCAACAGCTTTTGGACAGATCAGAGCTAAAGGTAAATTACAACAGGAAGAAAATTTACAGTTATTAGAAAGAGGAGTTGATATCACAACTGAATTAAAACGAATAACTGGATTACAAGGAGATGAATTTGAATCTGCAATGCGTAAAGGGAAAATTGGTGCTGATTTAGTAAATCAAGCATTAATTAATTTAACAAGTCAAGGAGGTATTTTTGCTGGAGGTGCAACTGCACAGGCAGATACGTTAAATGGAAAATTATCAACTTTACAAGATACGATTGACACTCTTGCCAGAACTATTGGAACAGAGTTAGAAGATGAAATTAAAGGTATTTTAGATATCAGTATTAAAGCTGTAAAACAAATATCAACTTTGATTGAAAGTATTGGTCTTGTAAGCAAACTTGGCGAAAAAGATATGATAAAAATAGAAACAGAAGCAAGAACTTTTGCAACCGAAGAAGTAAGTAAAGATTTTGGTTTTTTTGAAAGAAGATTTAGTGCAGATGCAAGAAAACAGTTTCAAGAAATATTTGATTTAAAGAAAAAAGAACTTGTCTCTGATGCTTTAAAAACAAAGGAACTAACAAAACAAAAGGAAACACAAGATAAAATAAAAGAAAGTGTAACGGCAGCAAAAAATGAAGCTGCAATAATTAATCAAGAAACAACCTTATTAAATGAATCTTTAGGACAAACAGATACTGCTGTAGATACTATTAGTAATAGTTCAAACAAAGTTTCTACAAATATTAAAAAAGCCATCTCTGAAACAGAT